CCTATTTTACCATCGGGGTAAAGTTGGTCGGCAACGCTTAAAAGCCCATCTACAGTCTCTTTAGAGTATCTGCGCGTCATTCTCGGATCGGTGTGCCGCAGCACCTTTTGAGCCGCTTCGATATTTAACTTTTCGTTGATCTCTGTCGCTAGATTGTGACGTAATTGATGCGGGCACCAATGTGGTACACCTGCGGACAGGCACGCACGCGAGACACTCTTTTGTTGATGCCCAACGCTCCACGGAAACCATCTATCCGAAACTGTCTTCGGCATGTTGTCTAAAAGCAACACGACCGCCGGTGCCGGGATCAGCACGAATGCAACGCCGATATACTTTTCCGTCTTGTGCTTTTCAAGCCGGTAGATCCAGTGATCGCGTGACATGTCGCAATCCTGCGGAGTCATGGTCAGCAGTTCCTTGGACCGCATGCCCGTCAGCCGTTGCACCTGTATCGCGATCTTGAGACGGGCGGGAAGGTAGGGCAGGGCTAGTTCATACTGACTATCCGTGACCGGTTCCACGGGCGGATTGTCCACAGCACCCTCCCGCCCAGGTGCGATCGGCTTGACGGCTGACAGCCGCTGCCATACATCCGGTTCGACCAATCCCTCCTCAACCGCCCACTTAAAGCACGCGATGATCTGGGTGGCTCGCTTATTGACTGACCGCCTGACATGTCCCTTTTTTATGAGACTCTTACGAACCGCCTTAAGTTGTACCGGCCCAAACTCGCCAGCGAGCTTGCTTCCATATAGATCAGTGAGGGAGTCGACCGCATAACGCAAGTTGACCGCCTCGGTTCTGCCTTTGGAGTTTTGGCCGTAATAGCCGACGCAGAACGCGAGATACCTGATGCCCAGCTCCATGACGGTCAGTGGCTTTTCAGGCACGACCTCGACTGGCCAATCACCGGTCGCGTGGATGATCTCGCAGAACTCGTAAAACGCCTGGCGAGACTCGGGCGAGTTGTAGTCGCCTGGAAGATACTTGAACACGCTGTTGAAATAGATTCTGGCGCGACCAGAACTATGTAACGTGTACTTGGGTATAGGGTTAGGTGGGCGAGACATGTCGCCACCGTTGAAAATTCTCAACATTGTTGTCTAAGAAGTCCGGATAAGTTGAACACTTAACGTCTTGTCTTAAAAGCCTTAATCCTAAAGACTTACCGCAATACACCCGGCACGATTTGAACGTGCGACCTTTTGCTCCGGAGATTTGCAAGGTCGATTTTTCAGATCTTCTCGGGGTGTAATCCATTAAATACCAACGGGTTGCGAGTTAGAGGGACGGGGACGGGTTAGTTATCGGGCGATTGTAGAGTGCATCACTATCGTGGGCGACGACTCGCCTGACAGTTCAGCGAACCAGTTTGAATAAGCCTGGTCGCGTTTTGATTCAGACAAGACCAAGAATTCCTTGATCGCGGCCATCACGATTGCGGCGTGGCGTGGTCGTCGATTTCCAAACATCTGGTCAGTCATGCGTAATCTGGATATTTCCATATCAAGATCAGCTAGGATTTGAGGGGCAACCCGCAAATCCATCCGAGCGGATAGAACATCTGCTTTCGACATCGGTACCTCCTTTCTTGCGAGTTAGAGGGACGGGGACGGGTTAGTTAGACGATGACGTTTTTCGCGAAATCGACTTAAACGAGTCCGATGCGTTCTTTAGCATTTCGGGCCAGTTGGATTCGCCGGAGGCATACAGAGATGCCGCCATCCAAGCCCAGATGTCTTTTTCTAGCGGCACCTTGCCGTTGATCCGGAAGTCAGCCATCTCGGCCCATGCCGAAATCTTTCTGACTGCTCCCCGAAGTTCCTGCGGTGCCCTGAACATGACGCCGACCTCGGCTGTTTTAGCCTCAATCGGTTTATTTTTCGTGATCACTGATCTTACTCCTATACATGTGGAAAGATATCTATCCACATGTTCATAGTATGACATCTCGCAAGAAAAGTCAATTCTCAAAAATTATCTTGATTACAGAAAGATATATTGCTATATTACTTTCGTTGGTTGGTTACTAGACTACAAAGGGGACAAAAGTGGCAACAAAGCATCGGATGATGATTAATGTGGACAAGTCGGTTTATGAGTGGATACGGGATCACTCCCACACAAGCCGAACGAGCATGTCAGGCATCCTAAACGAGCTGGTCAAAAACGAGATGGTGAAAAGTAATGAGGAAACCGAGATTGCGGCGAACCGTGTTGTGGTAGGGGCTGTGAGTTGAAACGGGGGCTAGTCTGGGAACAACCAATCGGGGTTGTTCAAGGTGTCTTGGAGGAGCCTGAAGCGGGTTACGTTGACCCGCACGATGCGGAGGAACGGGAAGCAATTCAGTGGTTGGAGAATCAGGAGAAGAAGAAATGGGAAGCGAAATCGCCAGACGAGAAGTAACCGAAGTTAGTTCGACGAGAATTAACAACGATAAGCCCATGCGTGAAGGCGCAATTCAGGGGCGAAGGTACGCCAATATCCGAGACATCTGCACGATATGCGGACTCAGCTTTGTGACGGAAAGGGATAAGATTCGACAATCTTCATTCGCATCTGGAAAGTTTAGCGAAGTCACTGCTCCCTACGAGATGTGGGTTGACTTTGATGTTATTGGTCACTGGCTCGAAATGGCACCCGTGGAGCCGGGATCACGGGAATCTGACGCGGCAGCCTTAATCAAAGAACACTGCAAGCCAATTCAGCCAAAACCACTCAGTTACGACCTGACAGACTTCTCGGATGTAAGGAGAAGTCTAGCCCTCGCTAATCGTGCTATGGAAGAAGTTGATAGGCAGGCAGGGGAAATTGTAAGCAAAGACTTGATTATTGCGTGCCTTTCGCCGAAAGCCGACTCGTTCGATCGGATCGCCGACTTGGACGGACAATTCCTTGTATCTGATGTGGCTAAAAAACTCGGGATCAAACACGCTTACTTGAAACTCATAATTACAAAGGAATTAAATTGGGCTTACACTCTGCGTGGCGACACGCGTTTACGCGCCACCGTGCGTGCGAAAGAAATGGGATTTGTGGATTATCATATGCACGAACAAACACCAGAAGGATATGTCATACCAGCTCAATTAAGGGTGACATCTAAGGGGCTGACGAAGATTTCAGATTTCATTTCTCAATCATCTAATCAGAGTCCGAAGGTTCGGCAGATCGGAGGATGAAATGTCAAACTTGCAAGATCTGGTATTCACTAAAACACCGTTAGATGCGGCACTCGCCGCTATTGATTGCGGCATGTGGCCAGTACCCATCAGGGCTGACGACGGCAAGAAGCCGCTAGGCGAAGACTGGAAACGGCAGTGGCCCGCCTCCGAGATTAAATCTGCGTTTACAAGCAGAGTGGCGAACGGGATCGGCTTAATCCTTGGGCCGGGTCCTGATTATCCAATCTTCGATATCGACCTTGATTCCGATCAAGCAATTGACGCGATGGCGGACCTGTTTGGAGCATCACCAGACTATACGCTTGGCTTCCGAGCGTCCCGTGGGAACCACTGGTTATACCAATGGGATGATCGACTCCAGAAAATTGACGCTGCCGTTAAACATTGGCCGATTGGGAAGGGGGTGACTGAACAAATCGAAATCCGTCTCGGTTGTGGCAAGTCAGCTCAAACCGTGATTCCTCCAACCTGGCATAAGACCGCGGGCGTGTCTAGGTCATGGTTGCTGCCTGGCGATGGTAACATCAGGATATCCAAGGCACCGGACAGCGTCATTGAACGGCTTGTCAGGGACTTTGAACGGAAGGTCAATTTTAATGCCATTGAAAGTGCAGTTGAAAACCATCGTATAATTTCAGCTAGCTTTACAGGTGATCACCCATACAACCGAAAAGCCGTTGAAAGCATCCTTTTAGAGGTTAGCACTACACAGGAAGGCGGGCGGAACGATGCGGTATATGACGCGGCGTGGCACATCGCAAGCCTGATGAAATCCCAGAACCTAGACCCAAACCCGGATCTCGCCATGCTAGGCGTGGTGTCAGCTCAGATAGGTTTGTGCGAGATAGAGTATTCGCAAGCGATTAGGAATGGGTGGAGATGGGGTACAGAGAATCCAAGAAAGCCTCCAGTCTTAACGCCAGTTAGAGAATCTGAAACCGTTGCGGTTAAGACAAAAAAGAAGGGGAAAACAAAGGTTATTGACGCCTTCTCCGATTCAGCCTTACCAAAGGAAGGCTATACCGACTTGAAATTCGCCGAAATGGTTATCGCTGCGTTTGGCGAAAGATTCCGCTATATTGAATCATGGAAAACATGGGCGTCATGGGACGGCGACAAAGGTGTCTGGGTGCAATCGCAGTGCCTGCACCATGAACTGTTCAAGGAATTTGCGAGCGGTGATGATTCTTATCTAGGCTCGATGGCAAAAATCAAATCAGCCGCTTCAATCGCGATGTCTGATAAACGGGTCATGGCTTATCCTGATCGGTTTGACGCCCAGGTCGATTATCTGAACCTCAAGAACGGTGTTTTGGACCTCGTCGGCGGGCAGCTGCTCGACCACGACCCCGCGTTCATGTCCACCAAACAGGCTGACGTGATTTTCGACCCGTCTGCCAAGTGTCCGAAATTCATCGCGACACTGGAACAGGTTCAACCGGATCCTGAGATTCGGCTATTCCTTCAACGCTGGCTCGGTACGGTTTTGAGTGGTCGCACATTGGCCGAATCGGTGGTCAATTATGGTGACGGTGCGAACGGTAAATCGACCATCCTCGAATCCGTTGGCCTGATGATGGGCACTTACTTCGCGAAAATGCCACGGGGTTTTATCGCCAAAACCAAGGGCGATAGACACCCAGCGGAACTGGTCACTCTTTACGGTGCCCGTTTCGCCCTGGCATCTGAGACTGATATATCTGATGCCCTGGACGAATCCAAAATCAAAATGATCCTGGGCGATGGCTCCATCACAGCCAGGCGAATGAACGAAAACTTTTGGTCGTTCAACCCGACGCACAAATTCGCGATCGCTGCCAACCACATGCCGTCAATCGTCGGGCAGGATTCGGGCATCTGGCGCAGGCTGGCGTTTGTGCCGTGGACCGTCACCATCCCTGAGGAACAGCGACAGCCGGAATACGAAAAGGTACTGCATCAAGAGGAATCAAGCGGCATCCTGAACTGGTTACTAGAGGGCTACAGGCAGCACCAAGCGATCGGGCTGGCTATTCCTGATAAGATCAAGGCCGCCGGGAAGGACGTCCAAGAGTCGAGCGATTGGCTTGGGGAGTTCTTCTCCGAGAACCTGACCACACAGCCGAAGCCGGGCTATGCTGACGCCGACCGTATCCGAGCCAGTCAGGTCTATGAGCTGTACAAGAAATGGGCGATGGCGAACGGTGCGGTGGTGCTGGCATCGAACAAGGCGATACCGCTATTCACAAAGCGTGTTGAGCAATTACGGGCGGCATCGCGCAGGCTCCAGAACGTCACTTGGTACATTGGCCTTCGGATTAAAGACGAATCCGACCACCAGTATGAGGCCGATGGGATCGTGATCCCTGCCGGGTCGCCTTTCTGAGTCCACCAAAACCGTTGATCGGGTCATCAAAACACGGTAAAACCCGTGTTTTTTCGTTGACGGTTGTCATACTAATTAGTACGACACCTGTAAAAAGTTAGCGACTAACTTCGCGATTCAGGTAGGGGTCGTGGTAGGGGTGTAGGTAGGGGTAAAGGTAGGGGTTTTGTACTTATTTACTAGGGGTTTTATAAAAAGGTAGGGGTGTATAGTCATCTACACGTGCGCACGCACAGGCATGCGCACACACGCACACATCCGTGAGTGAACTTTTTCCGTGCCCCTACCTACCCCTACCTTGATTTTTAATTCCTTTACCACATAGGAAGTTACACGATAATCGGACGGATCGAACCCCTACCTTGCACCCCTACCTTGTATGGTATCGCATGTAGCTATCAAAAAATATTTCAAGAAATCTTGGAATAGATGTTGACTATAGATAGATAGATTGATATATTGATTACATCAGGGGAAGAAGCCTGAAGCCAGTAAGTAAAACAGCCCAGTAAGTAACACTCTTCGCGGAGCACACAATGAACAGCATCTTAGACCAAGACCCAGACCACCAAGCCCGCCTGACCGCTGGCCTGCGTGATTACGATGACCAATGGATCGAGGGACAACGCATGGCACGTGAACTTCAGACACGTTTCGAATGCAGCCGCCAGCGTGAGGAAGAGCAAGACGCTCGCCTTCTGGACACAGCTTTTCAGTCTGAGCAACGGTTACTGGCCACCATCGAATCAGCCTTATTGGGTGATGACCACACGGCCAATCTGTCGCACGCCGCCGTGACCATCGCTCGGCTGCGAAGTCGGTTGACGGAGGTGACGAGATGAGTACCGCAATCGACCACCCTGCCGACCGGATGAATCGTCTAGTGATCCGCCAGGCAGAAACAATCATCCGCCTCAAGAACCAGCTCACCACGCTGACTTGGGCGGCACATATCCCATTGTCGCTAGCCGATGGCGAGGCGATGACCGCCTGTGATATCGGCGTGCTCCGATCCGAAGTGGACTCCGCAGAAGAGTTGCTGGGGGGTGCCAAGTGAGCATTGAACTAATCGACGATACTGACACCGTCTTGGCCGAACTCAGCAGCAAGATTGTTCGAATCCGAACCCTTGAGCACACGGTTGAAAAGCGTGCGAAATCGCGAACCGAGTCACTCAGTGAGGCTCGCGACAATTGCACTTGGATCCGCAAGATCATCGCGACTGCCCAGGCTGGTCGCGATGCCGGATGGCTCGAAAGCATGGTCGAAGAGATCGAATCTGAAGGCTTTATCCAAGACCAATTGGTCGGCGTGCCCGAGCACATTATCAATCACGCAATCGCCCTGTGCAAACAGGCGATCGCAACCCAGACACCGTCATTGGTGTGACTCCGCGAGCCACGGCCAACGTTCGCTTTTTGGCCGTGGCGAGTTTTCCAGCACGTTCAAACTTTTCAGACACTAGACAGAGGTTCCCATGTCAGATCTCGTATTCGGCCCGAATCGTTCACCCGTTGGTCGCATCAGTTACCCGTTCGTCTGGACTCCACGCGAGTCCCAAGATGGCAAGGGTAAACCCCGTTACTCCGCCAGTCTGATCCTTGATCGGCAAGACCCAATCGTCCAGGTGATTTACGACGACTGCATGGCGGTCGCCAGAGAGTTTTTCGGCGCACGCTGGGGCGGCAATCCAGCAGGTTTTAAGGAGCACTGGCCGATTAAAAACAGGGATGTCGAAACCAAGGTGCAAGGCGATCCAGCCTTCGGCAATGTAGTATTGAATGCATCCTGCTCCGATAAACGGGCACCACGGATCATGGACCGCAATAACAAGCCGCTTCAAAACCAGACTGAGATCTATGGTGGCATGATCGGTGCGATCCATGTCCAGGCGATGGCTTACGACCAAAACGGTTTCAAGGGCGTCAAGCTGTGGCTTAACGGGCTCACCAAGGTGGCTGACGCCGAAAAGTTTGGTAATGGCGATTTCGAACCACCGGTGGGCGAATATGCCGTGCCTGATTATCTCAAGGCTAAAGTGATCCAGCCTGCCTACACGCAACACCAGACCGCACCGGCTTATAACCAGACTGACGCAGACTCGATGATGATGCGGGCGGTTAGCGGTTCGCACGATACCGACTCAATCCCATTCTAACCCATCTACGGATGGACGCCTGGGCCGGTCACGGCTGACCGGCTTAGGACTTTGTTTCACACACCACCACGACATTTGAAAGGTAAGTAACTTGAACACTGATTTAGAGCTACTCAAAACCGAGATCGACCGCTTGTCACAGCGTGTCCAGATGGCAATCGAAGACCCCAAGACCGATCCTGAATTAGTATCGCGAGCCATGACCGATGTCCGGTGGCAATGGCGGTGGATGGAGTCCAAGACACCGGACCGCATCCCGTTTCAATCGTATGTAAATGGCTCAGACGAGGTGCAATCATGACCACCGCAACAATGGCAGCACCGTTGTTTACAGCCGCCGAAACATTTCTGGCCGCCCGTGCCAAGAGATTAAACATGGCCGAAATCACCCTGGTCAGCATGATGCCGGAACGGGCGGGCAAGTACAAACGAGCCATTGACTATGCCCGTAAAGACTTCGATCACGCTCTGGCTCGCAACCTGGCTGCCGATCCTGACACGGATCCAGCCGAAATCGTGCGGTTGATGAATCATCAGCCTTACGACCGAATCGTCTCGCTTGGATCTGATAAGGATGGAAACGAGTTTTTGGTGGAGGAGTCCCAGGCAGGTCGTCACTGGACAGCCCACCCCGAACAGTTGCAATAAGATCAGTCCCGTAAGCCGCTATGCTCCATAGTCCTCAGGCGGTGGTAATTGTGGCTCGGTGGAATCCTTACCACCCGCTCTCGCACGCACGAGAGCAAGAGCGATCGGGCCGGGAACCGAGCGATTACCAAGCGGGCTGCATCCGCCGTCAGTGGCTCAAGGGGGACGATGCCCTGCGTTGGTTCGATTCCAACGGGCGGCTTGTCAGGGGGTAAATCCACCCTGCTGACAAACTCCTGATTAGTTGATTCCGATCCTGTTTCTCCGGCTCCACAGCCGGGCAAGATCACTTGGGCTAAAGGGGAGTTGACCGATCATACTCGCGCCGGGGGCGTCAAACCCCCCGGCACTCACTCGCAACATGGAGGTTACAGCAGATGCTAGTCCTGAAATGCAAAATCGGCGAAGAAATCGTGATTTCGGTCAACGGAATCGAAACCGTTCTGACGGTGACGGAATCACATCACGGTGCGGTCAAGCTGGGTTTCTCGGCTCCACCGGAGGTTGTGATTGATCGGCGGGTCGTGTGGGCGAAGAAGATGATGAATGCAGTAACTAAGGTAAGTTCAAATACAGGGGAAATATCATGAGTAAATACAAGTATTCTCAGTCTGTCGTCGATAACCTGCTTCGCAAATCCGGGGTCACACCCCGCGAAGTGAAAACAGATTTAGTCACAAGAGTCCTGCTGATCGGCCCTGAAGAGGCGGAGGCGTTACTAAGGGCGAATACTAGCAACAGGCCAATCCAGCCAGCACGAGTTAAATACTACACAGATCTTATCAAGGCCGACGAATTTCGTTTAACTCACCAAGGTATTGCATTCTCTAGTTCTGGCCGGGGCCTAGATCTCCAGCACCGTCTTTTGGCGATCATTGCAAGCCAGAAGACCGTGCCGCTACTTGTGACGGAAGGAATGAATGAAGAAGACTTTTTTGCGATTGATCAGCACGCAAAAAGATCAATGGCTGACTCGATCGAGAAACCAAAAAAGTTGGTCGAGGAAGCAAAGTTTCTTGCCGATTTCTGTTGGGGGGCAGAAAGTAGCACGCAGCAGTTAAGTTCAACAATATTAAGCATGGTTGAACTTATTGAAAAAACATCCCAAAGAATGACACTCCCCCACTTAAAAGGCTCAGTGTCTCGCATGAATACCGCGTTACGATCAGCAGCAGTAGTCTCGTTGATGCTAAGGCCCGAGTCAGAAGAGCACGTTGTATTGTCGTTTTGCTGGTGGGCAAAAAATCGTGCCGAGCATTACTCGACATCAATGCACGCACTTGCAAGAGCCTTGCAGACATCAAAAAAAACAAACAGTATCGCAAAAAAGACCGAAGACTTTATGCGATATTTGATCATTTTTAACCCAGACACGAGTCACATACAACGGCCAAATCTTACCCCCGCGGCGATCACCGCAATGAAGAAGCAGTGCGCAAGCATTTTACCAAAGCCAGAAGAAGCGATCACGCGATCCCGTTACACTCTTTTGGCGAAACCAAGATGACCCTCACCACCCTGACCAGCAAACGCATCGCGATCGTGCGACAGTTTAAAAGTGAAAACCCCGATTGCAACTTCCCAGACGATCGCGACCTTGATAAAGAGGTGCCAGGCAGCGGCGAACTGATCAGACAGTTGGGGACGATCGTTGAACACCACCAACAGTACAAAATCAAGAGCGGCGGCACGATCGGCATCAGCTATTGCAAGACGCACCGGTCGTTCGGCGTACATGTTGGCAGCGGGAACCATCGCTTCGGTTATTACACAGCCAAGGAAGCCGCCGCGGCATATGACGCAGCTGCACTGGCGAGATACGGTGATGACGCGGTGCTGAACGACCCAGACGCGGTGGACACTTTACAACTAGACGTGAGGGACAAAATACTATCGACAATCCCCTGATTAGCCTATTCGCGTTGGAAAATGACCGGCACTTTCGCGGTGAGACGCTTGTTTCACTGCGGGAAGCGTTGCAAACGGTCCTCGATAAAAGGATCGGCTACGAGCGGTTTTCGGCCTACTCCGACCCACGCTCGCAACGGACCGAAATACTATTCATCCGCCGCGGGCAACTGGCTTGGTTCGTTTTAGATAAGCCGAACGATTCCGACCTGTTGCAATTCGCACGCGACCTCAAGTGGATGTGCCATCTTGATCCGCAACTGGCAGATTTTTCACCACTTCAGGAGGCTTCAATAAGATGCACAGCATGACAGACGAGCAGATACTACGGGATAACGCTAAGACTCGAATCAAGAAGGACTTGGTGCAATCATGACAACCCATATTGACGACCTTTATTACGAGCGATTACCTCGTGATGAGTACATCCGCATGTTCAACTCGATTTACGAGTTCCAAAACGAAATCATCGACCATGCAAACAGAACCAGCTTACTGTGGACAATCGGCATCGACAGAGACGGCGACGAGGTGGATTGTTTAAACCTTCAATTCGAATTCCCCGACAGAAATCCTAGTCGCGTAGACTTCCCGATTTTTAGCATTCGTGGCATCACGGGTGCATCATTGTACGCTCGATATATCAGGGCTATGGAATGCACAAGTCCAGTCGAGGAAGGGGTAGCACATTGATGACACCGCCTGATCTGTTCGAGACGCTCTTACTCCCGTTCACAGCCCTGATGCTGCTGGTGGTGGCAAGATGCTGCTATTCTGAGGCGATGGATTCGTGGAAAGAGTGGAGGAAATGAGCATAAAGATGACACCGCTTGAACAAGTCGCGATACAGATTACTGAGCTTGAGTCCAGGATTGCCGAGCTTGAGGCGAAACTGGCAGACAGGCCAATCGTTTGGATGCTCAGGGACAAATCCAGCGGGTTGTTGATTAAGACCGGACACCATCCAGATATTTACGTTTTAGAGCACGCAACCCAGTTCAATCCAGCAATCTATACCATAGAGCCTTACAATTGAGGAACCAACAAATGAAAACGCTTGATTTTATTGCCAGCCTGACTGGCGAGGCCAAAGCTGCGGCACTGACCGTGTTCAACTTGATGTTACCGGCTTGGAAGCCGATATGGATCACCCTGGACGGCTCGCCCGACAAACTGCCGCCGCCTTTCCTGTTGATCGCGGTTCGGACCACCGAGGGATTCGAGTTTTTGGCCACCCGTGATGCGGATCCTGAAAAATATAGCGATTGGTGCTGGTCGAAAGTTATCGACCCGTATTGGCACTCTGACAAGCAATCCATAGTCTTCGACGTCGAAGACTTGGAGCCGCAGGACTGGATTGTTACGCACTGGAGGCCGATCGCATGAGTTCGCACCTAGATTCTTTAGCGTCCGCATTCGGGGCCGAAATCACCGACCATCTTGAACGGATGCAAGCGGTGAAATCGCAACACGACCCGATCAAACATCCGAAGCACTACACAAGCCATCCGAGCGGGATCGAACCGATCGAGATTTGTGCCTACGAGACGTTTTATCGTGGCAACATCCTTAAATATGTCATTCGAGCACCGTACAAAGGATGCGAGCTGCAGGACCTTAAAAAAGCACGACAATATCTCGATTGGGAGATCAGTCGAGTGGAGGACGTAGGATCATGACCATCATCGGCATCGACCCCGGCAGCACGCACAGCGGCGTTTGCATCATCGGACCGGGCAAGATTAAACATCCTAACATCCTGTCAGCCAACAAGATCGCTAACGCTGACTTGATGCACATGCTGCGTGCAATCTGGGTGGACACCTCCGAAATTGCAATCGAGGGCTTCGCGTGCCAAGGCCGTCCGGTGGGAGATTCGTCGATCCAGACGATGTACTTTATCGGTCGGCTTTTGCAAAAGGCTGAAGACCGTGACATTTCGATCACCGTCTATAAGAGGCGGGAATATGGCCAGTGGATCACCGCCGGCGGCAAACTTAATGACGCGACTCTGCGGGCTGGACTAGAGTCGATCTATGGACCATCGGCTAAGAAGACCGATCCGCTTTACCCGCTCAGGGGAGCGACTGACAAACGATCGGCGTTTGCGGTGGCGAAGTATCACGAATTCATGGCATCGCGGGTGGCCCTGGCAGGTGGTGTGTGATTTCGGCTGGATCGGTGGTAAGATAGTTACGTTGGTTACTTACGGAGACACGCATGAAGATCAAGACAGTTGCCATCGGTTCGATATCTCAAGACCCCGCGAACCTGCGAAAGCACGGGGAGCGGAACATTGATGCGATCGTTGCCAGCCTACGCAAGTTTGGGCAGCAACACCCGATCGTGATCGACTCCAAGGGGATAATCCTATCGGGCAACGGTCGCTACATGGCCGCCGTTAAGCTCGGTTGGACTGATATCAAGGTGGTCGAGTCGTCACTCACGGGATCGGCTGCCACGGCTTACGCTATCGCCGACAACCGGACGGCGGAACTTGCCGAGTGGGATACCACGGCACTGGCTGAGACCTTGCGAGCGTTGCAATCCGAGGAGTTCGATACCAACGCGGCGGGGTACAGTGATGGCGAGATTGATGCGTTGGTGGAGGGGTTGGGGAGTGAGTTGCTGAAGGGCGTCGCAGTTGACGACCCAGAGGGGGAATGGCAGGGAATGCCGGATTTTGAACAGGAGAAGGTAAGCGAAGTTCAGCTAATCGTCTATTTCCCTTCAGTTCAGGCTAAAATCGACTTTTTCGATAAGGTCAACCAGCCGATTACTGGGGAGACTAAGTTCATATGGTTTCCAAAAAGTGCTAAACCGCAACGCCAATCGGTAGAGACAATGTTGGTTGTCAATGAAGAATAAATATCCGATCTACGTCATTAGCAAGGGGCGATGGGAGACTCCATTGACGGCCAACGCACTGGCAAAGATCGGGGCAAATTACAAGGTGGTTGTTGAGCCTCAAGAGTATGATTCCTACGCTAAAGTTATCCGCCCCGAGTTGATATTGACTCTACCTTTCTCTAACCTTGGTCAAGGTTCAATACCGGCTAGGAATTGGGTCTGGGAACACGCAACCAAACAAGGCTGCGACAGGCACTGGATACTTGATGACAACATCTATCGTTTTCATCGTCTACACCAAAACAAAAAATGGGTCTTCCAGGACGCGACACCCTTTGCAGTGATCGAGGATTTTGTAGACCGATACGTCAACATCCCGATGGCTGGAATGAATTACGAGCTTTTAGCACTGGCCAAGAACAAAGCCAAACCGATCACATGGAACACGAGAATTTACTCTTGCATCCTTCTTTCAACCAAGACAAATCAGCGATGGCGTGGACGATATAACGAGGATACTGACCTTTCTTTGCGATTCCTGAAAACCGGCAACTGTACCGCTTTGTTTAACGCATTTTTATGCAAAAAAGTTGCAACGATGACGATGAAGGGCGGGAACACTGACCAACTATACAAGCAAGATGCTGCATTCGATGGCCGGCTTGAAATGGCTCGATCCCTCCAGAGACAACACCCAGATGTCGTCAAAGTCGCCCGAAAGTTTAACCGGTGGCAACACCACGTTGACTACAGGTCTTTCAAGGGTAACAAGCTGATTCGGAAGGCTGGAATCGAGGTTGCAAGCGGAGCCAATAACTACGGAATGGCACTTATCGACGCCTCCACTAAAACCAGTGAAAGTGTAGTGACGCATGCCACCGAACCTTCAGAACCTTAAACCGTGGCCCAAAGGCGTATCTGGCAACGCTGGCCGCAGTGCCAAAAAACCGCTCCAGATCGCCCTTGAAGCGGAGCTGGACGCCAAACCCGAACTGCTGCGGGCGATGGTGCAAAAGGGCTTGAAGATGGCTCTGGAAGGTGATTTCAGATACTGGGCAGCGATCTGGGACCGGCTGGACGGCAAGGTTCCACTACCGATCTCTGTGGAGCCGGTGAACACTGAAGATTACGGGATCTTGGTTGAACTACCCAAACCAGAAATTACCGATGGCGAAAAAAACATTAATTCAGGCGACGATTCCGCAGAAGCAATTTTGGGCTGACGAATCGAAGTTTACAGCCTTTATCGGCGGCATCGGGTCAGGCAAGACCTTCGCCGGCGCGTTAAAGGTGCTCACCATGCCATCCAACAGCACCGGCATGGTCCTCGCTCCAACCTTCCCCATGCTCCGGACCGCTTCACTACGAGCGTTTTTGGAGATTGCACGACCTGCGGGCCTGATCGAATCGTTTAACAAATCCGATTACGAAATGGTGCTCAAGGGCAATCGTACCATTTATTGGCGATCTGCTGACAATCCTGACAGGCTCCGAGGTCCTAACTTGGGGTGGGTGTGGATGGATGAGTCAGCCATGATGTCTAAAGAGACGTGGTTGATCGCGATCGGTCGCTTAAGGCAAACACCCGGTCAGGCATGGATGACCAGCACGCCCAGGGGGACACGTCACTGGCTTTACGACCTCGTCAAAAAGGCTCATGTGTCAGTCACCACAGCCACATCGGCAAGCAACTTGTTTAACCCTGACGATTTCGTTTCGTCAGTGTCGTCAATCGGCTCCGCTGACTGGCAACGCCAAGAACTTGGTGGTGAGTTCGTTGAACCGGGCGGAACGTTGTTCAAGCGGCACTGGTTCCAATCGGTGGACAAATTACCAGACGGTGAACGGTTGTCAGTCCGATCATGGGACACCGCGGCCACAAGTGGTGGGGGCGATCACTCGGTGGGTCTGCGGATGCACAAGATTGACGGCAAGTATTATGTGGACAGTGTGATCCGTGGCCAGTGGGGACCTGACGATCTGGACACCATCCAGCAGCAAACGGCCGAAACCGACGGGCAGGCCGTCTCGATCATCTTGGAACGTGAACCGGGATCGGCGGGCAAGCGAATCAACCAATATACACGACTGGCCTTGACGGACTTTTATGTGTTCGAGGAGTCGCACACGGGAGGCAAGTATCAACGGGCGTTACCCTCAGCCAAGGAAGCGGCTCGCGGCGGGATTGTGCTGGTCAAGGGCAACTGGATCACCGCGTTCCTCGATGAGATCGCTGATTTTAATGGCGAGAAAGATCAGGTCGATGACCAGGTGGACGGGCTTTCTCTCGCCTTCAATTACCTATTCAGGAAAGTGGGCGTATCACTGTAAGATAAAAAGAGTTAAGATATGGGCTGATAATTACTTGATTCCGGCTTAGGACACCCGCCATGAACTACTTTGGACAGATGATATCCGGCCTCACAAACGGCGTCAAAACGCTCTTTTCAGGGCGTGGCGGTGGTGGATCGGTCTACGCTCAACGTGCCAGGCAGATCCCATCGGCACGATTCGACTGGATCTCCGAAGCCGGTGATTTCAGGCAGAATCCAGTTGTCGCACTGGGTCTGGACTGGATCACCCGCAATATCACCAGCGTGCCGCTGAAACTCTACATCAAAACCAAGTTTGGTGAGGAAGTTGAGCTGGAGGGCCACCCCGTTCTGGACATCCTCAAAACGCCCAACCCCATCTACTCCGGCCACGCCTTGATCAGTGCCATCGTGACCGACTTGATGACCAGCGGGACAGCCTTTGGGTACATCGCCAACACCAACGCGGGCAGTGTCGGTGAGCTGTACTGGATGGATGCACGCCAGATGGCACCGGACTTCCCAACCGATGGCAGCCGATGGCTGAACCAGTGGAAATATCTACCGGCTGGAACGGGTCGAATTGAAGTCTTTACGCCTGACCAAATGATCGTGTTCAAGCGTGGCATCGACTCGTGGAACGACCGTCTTGGCTACACTCCACTTCTGGCGTGTTGTCGCGAAATCGCTTTGGTGAATATGCTTTCCGGCTACACCGGCGCGATTCTGAAGAACGCTGGTATCACCAATATTGTCGTCACTCCAACCGGCGAATCCGTGATTCAGGAAAAGCAACGGGACCAACTTCGCACGACGATCATGGATTCGATCGGCATGGACAGCCAAGGCAAGCCGCTTGTTTTCAGCAGTCCGGTGAACGTCTCCAGCCTCGGAACCATGCCACGCGACATGATGCTGACGGATGTGGACATGCACGCGGTTGCGAGGATCACATCAGCGATGGGCCTGTCTCCCATGCTTCTGGGACTTCCTGACCCGGGCAAGACTTACAGCAATTATCGTGAGGCGCAACGGGCCGCTTGGATCAACTCAATCGTGCCGTTTCAAGAGCTGATCCGGCAGACATTGAACGAACGACTTTTGAGCATTTATGACCCGTCCGGTCGTTTGCAATTGAAATGGGATTACGCAAACGTCGAAGCCTTGGCCGAGGATCAAAAGGCTCAGGCCGATCGCGCCGTGAACCTGTACAAGACCGGGCTGATCACGCGAAATGAAGGGCGTCGAATCGTCGCGTTGGAACCGACCGAAGATGGTGACAATTACTTCACGGACACCTCACCAGCGACCGGAGGCGCGTTTAATGGTCAAGAGCAAGCCCAAATCGGTGCCGAATCTGAAGCCTGATCCGGTCAAGGCTAAAGACGAGGAGCGGATATTCCAGACGTTCTCCAAATTGCTCGCCACCGTTTGGTGGCGTTTGGAGCCGATCTACCGGATAAAGTTTGAGACCGCATCAGGTTACGATCGAAAACAGATGAGTAACCCGATGCGTGTCCACATCACGCACGATATCGCTGATCCGCTGCTTAAACAGTTCGTGGTAGGCATTTTAGGCATATTCGACGCATCGGCGCGAAAAGCCCGCGTGCGATTAGGTCAACAGGATGTGGCTGACTGGGATATCCGCAATGTCTCGGTTTACGACCAAATTAAACGGCACGAAATCCGGCTCGCCATGTCAACAATTGATGACATCCAAGCCAGCACCGCAGATGAGGCCCAAAGGCTCATCAAGCAAATGCAAAAGGATCTGCTGGAAGGTCAAAAGGCAGGCGATACGCTCAAAGACAAGACCGATCGCCTGGCCAAATATTTCGGCGAAACGGCACGCTGGAAAGCTCGCCGAATTGCGATCACCGAATCATCACGAGGCCAGAATTATGGATTCCTCGCTGGCACCGAAGACATGGACACAGTGGCTGGATATCGCTGGATGCTCTCGTCAGACGCCTGCGAACAGTGCCATCGGGTCGGGACCATCAACGGGCGGCCACGACTCGTCAAAAAGGGGCAACCGTTCGCGACTGGTCAAGCGTCCGAAGATTATTACGCAACAATCCAGTGCCCTCCGCTGCACCCCGGCTGCCGTTGTAGCGTGTCGGCAGTGATCGACGACGAGCAACCGACTAAATGGGATGACACCATCAGCGGATCGTGATACACTTAACTTGTTATTGATTACTTACCCACACCGAGGCCTCCCGCCATGCTCAAAACGACCGAGATCACCGTCAAGGCCAGCCAGGGCGGTTTTGAAGGCTACGCTTCGACCTTTTACAGCCTTGACCGGGCTGGTGATGTGGTCGTGCCGGGCTGTTATCAGGACTGTCTGAAAACGTTCCTGTCTGACAACTTCATTGGCGGATCAATGCACAATTGGTCAGCGCCTTTAGGCAAATATACCGATGCCTGGGAAGATGCCAAGGGGCTATTCGTCAAGGCGAAATTCAGCGACATCGCAGCTGCTAAAGAGATGCGGACCCTGATCAGTGACGGTGTCATTAAAATGCTTTCCGTGGGCATGGAACCGCTTAAGGTGTCCAATGTCACGCCGACCGAACTCAAGGCCATCTGGGACAAGGCTGGATACACTCCCGATGAGGCTGACTTGAGACGGTTGAAGAATGCCAAGACAATTCGGCTCATTGAAAAGGCTAATTTACTGGAGGTTTCACCCGTGACAGTTCCCGCTAATAGCAACGCCAGAATTATGGCATTTAAGTGCTGGGAGGCCTGCCCACCAGCGTTTAAAAACTTTGTGAATCGTGCTTTACAGTCAGCACGTCAGATGGTTGGAACCGACCTGAAAGCCGGTCGCGTGCTGTCAGGCAAAAACGAAATGAAATTGAAGGCGATGCTGGAGGTTCTGGCGAGTGTCACCGAAGAGATTGAGAACCTGTTGAATCTGGTCAGTCAATCACCGATGGATGCGACCGAAGAGGCTGAAGAAGAAGTGGAAGAAGTTCCAGAAAAGAAGTCACACGAGGTGGGCGTGATCGAGGCGCAACGGCTGGCACTATTAATGGAAATGGTGTGACAAAATGGCCGCAGGATCATACCAGATTGTTGACATCGAACAGGGTGCTGATTGGGCATTGTATTTGATCTTTCAGGAGGTAAACGGCACAGCCACGGACCTGACTGGGTGCTCGCTCAAGATGAAGATCAAGACCGATTACACCGCGAACAACGGAACTCTTGTCGCCAATCTGACAAGCCCATCCGGTGGCATTTCGATCACCTCCCTGACGGGCGGACTGGCAACGGCTACGATGGCCGCTGCATTTACCGCCAATCTGACGGCCGGAAATTACCTGTACGACCTAAAATTGATATCGCCCACAGGCTTGATTGACCGTGAATTTCAGGGCGGTGCCGTGGTCCTGCCGGGGGTAACGGACTGATATGGCAAACTCAATAATCATCCGCAAATCGGCTGGCAACACGCTCATCATCCGTGCGTCAAACAGCTTCACCATGATCGGCGGCGGTGGCGGCAACGGCACGGCGAATTTGCCCTGGGCGAACATCACGGCACGGGCCACCACGCTCGGTGGTTATGGGATCACGGATGCACTCACGGCGGCCAACCTGACCGGATATCTGCTATTCAGCACCGCAAATGCAACTTACTCCGTGTTAGGCCACACGCACGCATTCGGCACGCTCACGGGCCTGCCAAACACGCTGGCCGGATACAATATTACCGACAGTCTGACAGCAGCCACGGCAGCAGCAACTTACGCACTCCAAGCCACGATCATCACAGCCGGTACGGGCCTAACGGGCGGCGGCAACCTGTCAGCGGGTCGAACGCTGGCACTTGCCACAAGCGGCGCCACGGCGGGTGTATACGGCTCCGCAACGGTGGTGCCTGTGGTTACGGTGGATGTCTATGGCCGGATCACCGTGGTATCGAATACCACGATTGCAATTGCATCTGGTCAAGTCAGTGGCCTCGCCACATCAGCCACAACAGACACCACCAACGCCAATAACGTCACGAGTGGCACGCTCGCCAACGCTCGCCTAGGCGTCTCAAATAGCACCCTGACCTATGCGGCAAATACAACGTGGTCAGCGGATTACCTTAAGGTTGCAACTCTGCCGCTCACTGGCGCGTGCAATTTGACGATATCGGGACTGTCAGCCGGTGGGACGTACAATCTGATAGTCAAGCAAGATGCGACCGGATCAAGAATTGTGACATGGCCCACGATCAAGTGGTCGGCAGGTGCTGCTCCAACGCTTTCGACGGCGGCAAATGCAACGGATATCGTGTCATTTATTTATGACGGTACAACACTGTTTGGCACGGCCCTGAAAGGCTTTGCTTAATGTTAATGCCATTCGCATTTCAGCAAGGTGCATCAGTCGCAGCGTGGACACCCGCATCGCTCGGAACATCTGTGCTTTATGGCTGGTACAAGGCGGAAGTCGGGACGGGCGTATCCACTGACGGTGCAAGCGTTGGGACGTGGTCTGACCAGTCTGGCAACGGTCGCACATTGACGCAGGCGACATCGGCAAATCAGGGCGTGTTTCGCACGGCGGCGAACGGTGTTAACGGGCTACCGGTGCTAGAGTTTGCAGCATCAAGTACAACTCCACAATTCTTTTCCGAGTCGAGCTTTCCAGCCGCGACGAATGGCTTCAGTTTTTACATTGTATCGAAAAACCCCGCCTACAACGCATCTGCGCAGTACACCGGCGCATTCCAAGTCAGCACAACAGCAACTGGGGGCGTCTGTCAATTTTGCAATCAACCCAGCAACATGTTACCGCAAGGGATCCGAGTCGGTGGTTCCGCTGACTTCGGGACAGCTGCGGTCTCGTCAAATTACGCGGTGACAAAAGTGTCTCGCGGTACTGGAATCAGCACGACTAAAACGAAAACAACCTATACACGGGCTGAAACCCAGACATTTACCACAAACAACCAGATCCAGCCTGGTTATTTTATTGGTCAGAATTATATCGGATCCGTTGGTGCCAAGATTGCTGAAGTCATCGTCTGCACGCGCGAACTGTCAGGCGGCGAGGAAGCAAGCCTAAACACATACCTACGAGCCCGCTACGCCTTCGATCTCGATCACGGCGTCGATCTACCCGTTACAGGTGCAGCACTCTGGCTCGACGGCAGCCGATGGGACACCTTGTACGACGGTTCGGCCACGCCCGCACTCGTCACGGTTGACAGTGGAGCGATCCAGACAGCCAACGACCTTTCTGGCAACGGTCTTAATGCAACTCAGACCACGCTTGGCAACCGACCCACCTACAGGACGCCTGTCAACGGCGTCAACGGCTTGTCAGCCATCCAGCACAGCAACACGGGATGGTATTTCACGACCGCATCG